AATACCATATCAAGTATTCCCATATGAAATAAGCCCTTATCAAATATGGGGTATTGGAGTACCTGAAAACATGGAAGATGCACAGATGTTAATGAATGGTCATGTGCGAATGGCTATTGATAACTTAACACTTGCAGGTAATTTAATATTTGATGTTGATGAGACATCATTAGTTCCCGGACAGAACTACGATATATTTCCGGGTAAGATATTCAGAAGACAGTCTGGCGTTACAGGAACCGCAGTGAATGGTATTAAGTTCCCTAATACCGCTGGTGAAAACATACAAATGTATGATAAAGCTAGACAGTTAGCTGATGAAGAGACTGGTATACCCAGTATTATGCACGGACAGACAGGCGTTAGTGGTACGGGCAGAACAGCAGCTGGCCTATCAATGTTGTTAGGATCAGCTGGATTATCAATCAAGACTGTAATTAAGAATATAGATGACCATATGATAAAACCTTTGGGAGAGGCTTTCTTTCAATGGAATATGCAGTTTAACGAAGAGAATCCAGATATAGTTGGAGACTTAGAAATTAAACCTAGAGGTGTGGCATCTGTAATGCAGAAAGAAGTGCGTTCTCAAAGGCTCACAGCTTTATTGCAAACGGTGGCTAACCCTATGTTAGCACCTTTTATTAAGATACCGAATTTGTTAAAAGAATTAGCTATCTCACAGGATATAGATCCAGACAGTCTTGTAAATGATATGAACCAAGCTCAAATATATTCAACCATGTTACAAGGAGTAATGCAAAATGTCCAAGGAAACCAACAACAACAATCAGGAAGTCCTCAAACGCCTAGCCCCGGTGGTGAACAACCCACAGGTATGGGAACCGCTACAGCAGCTGCTGCAGGGCCTCAACCTTCAGACCTTACAGGGACTGGTAACGGCACAATCGGAACTGGAGGTGTACCGACTGCAGGGGAGAGCCAGTTTGCTGGCAATGCTCCTCAATTTGAAGAATAATTTTGATAATATGAAAAAGGAAGATAAGAAAAAATAAATGAGTATAAACGTATCAGAGTTACTAGACATAAGTTTTGACGATCAATTTACATTGGATCAAGGCACACGTCAGGATGTAAAAACTGATAAAAAAGGTTTTAAATTTAAAGATGTGCAAATAAATTTAGATCCAAAAAGAGGTATAGGTAGCAGAAATAAAGTAGAAGATGAAGAAGTAGAAGATGCTACACGAGGTATAGAAAAAGCACTTACTAGAACTAGAATTGGAGATATTCAAGCAAAACCTGTTGCAGCAAGTAGAACTTTTGATAAATTAAATCCGCTTGAAAGTTTTACTAAAATAGCTAGCATTGACGATACTCTTTCTGTAGCACCGGGTGTAGATCCTATTGAAAGTGTAAGCATGGCTCCTGATTATTTTACAGCAAATGATATGGATTTTGAAATGATAGATTCAAAATCTTCACCTGATTTGGTAAAAGCTGCTTCTTTTGCAGAAAGTGAAAAAGGTCAAGATTATATTTCTAAAGGTCTGGACGTTTTAAACATATCTAACAAACCGGTAGGAACAAGTTTTCTTCCGGGATATAAAGCAGCTGCACAAGGATCTGAAGCTATGAAACTGGCCGGAATGAGAGATAGTTCTAGCTATTATCAAACCACTGGTTCTCCTACATTAACAGGACAATTAGGCGGGGCAGCCATGGCTGTAACCAGTGCCTATTCTGCATACGATGCATTAAAAGGTGGTATAGATAGTCCGACAGAGGCCTTAACATTTGCTGGAGGAACTTTAGGAACTCTTGCAGGATTACAAACAGCAGGTATTATGGGAGGTTCACAATTTGCTACTATGATGGCAGGGCCTGTGGGATGGGCTATAGCAGGTGCTGGTTTTTTAGCAACGTCAGGATTATTGGGCGGTAAAGGTAAAAGTAAACCCCCTATGGGTGGTGTAGAATTTAGATTAGTTGATGACGCTGGTAAACAGTATTCAAATGTACAAGAGGGACAAAAAAGAAGAATAAAAGCTGTGAATGCTCACAGTTACAATGGATATAATTCTAGTGCTTTATTAGCACAGGCAAATAAAAATGTAGATTACATGTATGCGTTTGCAGATGAATTTGGTTTAGAAGTAAATGAAAGTGCTTGGTCACAGGCGGCTTTTGGAGGAGAAGGAGTTAATAAGTACATGCCTAGAGGAAGAGAAGCACCTTACAGAAGCGTGTTAGAAAGAATAGATTCTATGGGGGATGGTTCTGTAAGTCCAAGCGAGTGGCTACGACACGCTATGGAATATGAAGGGCCAAATGGAGAGAGAATAGTAGAAGGTGATATTTACAAAGGAACTAGAATAGGCCCAGACGGAATGCCAATGAAAGTAGGATACAAAAATCAAGAAACATTTCAAAAAGCAGTGGCTAATTTTAATCAGAAATTTTTTGCGTAAGGAGTAAACATGTTACAATTTTTAGGCCCGATAGCAAACATAGCAGGAACATGGTTGAAGGGTAGACAGAAGAAAGCAGAGATAAAACAAAAGCTAGAAGTAGCAAAGATAGAAGCACAGGTAAAGAGAGTACAGAGTGATGCGAACTGGGAAGAGAAAGCAATGGATGCTTCTGCAGATAGCTGGAAAGACGAGCTCTGGACAATTTGCTTTATCTCCATTATAGTAGCGTGCTTCATTCCTGCTGCACAGCCATATCTATCTGATGGGTTTAAATTCTTGAGAGAGGACTGCCCTGATTGGTTAAGCTGGGGTATTCTTGCAAGTATCGGTGCTAGTTTTGGTTTAAAATCAATAGGACAATTTAAAAAATGATTACTAAAGATACAAGAAATAAATTGATAGAAAAACTTATTTTGCATGAAGGTATGAAATTAAAAGTATACGATGATGCAAACGGTAAAGAAATAAGAGCCGGAGACACTTTGGTTGGACATCCTACTATTGGTGTAGGTAGAAACGTAGCTGGAGATGGTCTTGGTATTACAGAAGAAGAAGCAAAGATTTTACTATCTAATGATGTAGACAGAGTGTTAAGAGAAGTAAACCATTGGGCGTTTATGGAGAACTTAAACGAACCTAGAAAAACTGTAATTATAGACATGGTGTTTAACATGGGCTGTTCTAGATTTAATGAACAGGCATGGCCTAAGTTTTTTAAAGCTGTGATGACTGGTAATTACACAGAAGCTAGCAAACAAATGCTAGACAGCAAATGGGCAGGTCAAGTAAAAACAAGAGCAAACATATTAGCAAAAATGATGGAAACTGGTAAATGGTCTTAGATAATCAACAGATGGAAATGGGCGAAGATAGACCTGTAAATATTAACGAAATGGATTTTGCGTTTTTATCAGAAAATGATCCTGCAGTAGAACCACAAAATGCAGCCATTAATATGAAAAAAAACTTAACGCCAGAAGAACAAAAAGAAATAGCAGGTTTAGTTCCTTACGTAGAAAGATTTTTTGTGCTTAACTTTAAAGCAGAGACTGGGGAATATCCACCTGAGCCTACCATGGAACCTGAAGGTGGTGGGGGTATAACCATAGATGAATATAGAGGCATGAGTGATGAAGACAGACTTGCTAACTCTACAGAAGGACAAGAAGTATCTTTAAATTTAAAACCTAAATCTTCTTTTGATAGAAGTCCTAGTGAATTACCACAGGCACTTCCTGTAGAAGCACCAGAGATGGAACAAGCTGTACAGCAACCAGAAAAAAAACCTATTGAACAACCACAGGAATCACCGGTTAAAGAACCACCAATGATGCAAGAAGGTGGGGATATTGAAGAAGAAAAACCACAACCAACAGATAAAGAACCTGTGCCAGTAGGAGCTGTAGGAGAAATAAATGTAGAAGGAAAAGATCGTTCTGGTGTAGCTGATGATATACCTGTAAAAGCCGATGGTTTTGTATTGAGTAAAGGTGCTGTTATTTCAAACGGTAAGATGTACATAAAAGAAGTTATACAAGACGCTATAGATAATTTAAAAGAAAAAGGAATAAAATTAAATACATCTGAAGCACCAGAAAGTGCAGAAGACATATTAATATCAAACGGTGAGGTAATCATACCAGATGTTATCGCACAAGAAATAGGATATAAAAGATTAGAAAAGATGAATAAAAGAGGTGAAGAACTAACAGAAAAGCTAATAGCTGAATACGAAGCTGGACAGCAACAACAGCCTCAACCACAGATTAAAGCACCTTTTGAGCAGGCTCCTAAGAAGACTGCTTTCAAGGAAGCTAAACAGAGTTTTAGTTGATGATGACTAAAAGTTCCAGCCACCCGATTTGCCTCGGCACTGGATTTTTAAACCCGTAACCAGCCACCCTCGTAGGAGGCACTGAGAAAGGAATAGTAAAATGGCAAAAAGAAAGACTAATGTACGCAATAAAGCAGGAGCACTAGGTGCAGACCCTCGTGAAGAGATGTACAAGGGAAAGGACAGAGTAACTACTGCTGAGGAAGAAGAAACAGAAACTGAGGACACTGACATCAAGGCCGTGATGGAAGCCACTCCAGAAGTAGAAGGTTTTATAGATTCCACCCAACCTGAAAAGAAAGAGGAGATAGTTCAGGAAGACGAAGGTAAGTATAAGAAAAGATACGATGATCTTAAAAAGTATTACGATCAGAAGCTGTCCGAATGGAAGCAAGAAAAGGAGACTCTAGAAGCACAGAAAAATGCCATAGAAGAACCTAGAAATAAATATGCTCCACCAAAGACACCTGAAGAACTTGATAGGTTTAGAGATCAGTATCCGGATGTATACCAAGTTGTAGAGACCATATCTCACAATATGGCATCGAAGCAAGTTGAAGACCTTCAAGCTGAAATAGGTAGACTCACTGAGAAAGAGAAAAAGATCAAAGTGCAATCTGCTTACAAACAGCTTTTGAACAATCACCCAGATTTCGATGAGATCAAGAAATCATCTGAATTTTTAGAGTGGTTAGAGCAACAGCCCAAAAGCATTTCTGAAGGTATAACAAAGAACAATACCGATCCTGTTTGGGCAAGTAGGACTGTTGATTTGTATAAAGCGGACATAGGTATGAATAGGAAACCGACTTCTGATAAATCTAAACAAGCTGCCAGAGCTGTGACGAAGACTGCTGCAAAGCAGATAAACACCACTGGTAAGAATGGGAAGGTTTGGAAGATGTCTGACATTCAGAAACTCAAGCCATGGGAGTTTGAGAAGTATGAAGCGGAGATTGATCAGGCCGTTAGAACTGGTCAAGTTTTAAACGATTAACTAACCAAATATAAAGGAGAAGAATATGGCTACTATGTCATCCGCTGCCGGATACCAAAACTTACCGGTTGGTAACTGGGCACCAGCGATATACAGTCAAAAAGTTCTCAAGTATTTCCGTAGGGCATCAGTCGTAGAGGCTATTACTAATACTGACTACACTGGGGAAATCGAGAATTATGGCGATACGGTAAATATCATCAAAGAGCCAACTATCACAGTCAAAGACTATGCTAGAGGCCAAACTGTAAATACAGAGAACCTAGATGATAATCAAATTCAATTGATTATTGATCAAGGTAGTTACTTTGCATTTAAGGTAGATGATATTGAAGAAAGACAGTCACATGTCAACTTTGAAGCACTAGCAACCTCTTCAGGTGCTTATGCATTAAAGAAGAACTATGACTACAGCGTGTTAAAGTACATCTATGATAACGCATCCACTGACTCTACTACTGGAACTCATGGATCAGCTATTGCAGGCACCAATACTGGTGATGAAATTGTTGATTTAATAAGTAAAGCAGCAAGAGTTTTAGATGAGAACGATGTACCAGAAGAAAACCGTTGGTTTGTTTCTTCACCTCTTACATATCAAATACTGCGTACAGCAGCGTCCAAAATTATGGACATGAGTGTAACTGGTGGTGGAGACTCTCCATTGATGAACGGAAGAGTTACAGATAAAAAACTTATGGGTTTTGATTTGTACACAACTAACGCAATCGTAAACGGTTCAGCTGGAGCAGCTAGTACACAAACTTTTGGTTCTAGCACATCTAACCAGTGTGTTTTCTTATACGGACATATGTCTGGAGTTGCTACTGCATCTCATATCGCAAAGACCGAAGTGATAAGAGACCCAGATAGTTTCTCTGACATCGTAAGAGGATTACATGTTTATGGTAGAAAAGTTCTAAGAGCCGAATCTGACACAGGCTTCAAAGGCGTGTTCAGTGGCGTTTTTGTAAATAGTTAATCTTAATTTGGAAAGGAATAAAAAATGGGTACATTAAATGTAACAGGTGCTGGCGGCACCGCTGGACATCCTTCCAATGGGAGGATACCATATTTAGTTGAAAACACTATTGATTTAGCTCAAGTTAGAAGTGATACTGGGCCAGATCAAAACGATGTTTTACAGTGTATTGACATACCTGCAGAAACTTTAGTCATGGCAGGCGGAGTAGAAGTTTTAACTGCTCTTGCAAGTTCATCAACACTTGATGTTGGTATTACAGGAGTAGACCCTGATATTTTTGTAGACGCACATGATGCTACATCAACAGGTTATGCTCAATTTGACAATGTAGATGCAGGAGCTATGTCTGTAGTATCAACCGCAGATACTCTTGATGTATTACTAGAGGGTGCAAGTTCAGCCACTGGTAAAATTAGAGTATGGGCTGTATTGTGTGATATTTCAGGTATTGAAGAAGACGATAGAAATACTGCTACACAGCATGATACTGCAAGTTAATACTAAATAACTTTGAGGGAGGGGTTATTCTTCTCCCTCAATTTAAACAAAGGAAAATAAATGGCAACGTATGATTTGAGAGCCACTCAAAAAGTTTACAAATCAAAATCTGTAAATGATAAAGAAATAGATTCCTTGAATAAAAGAATGGAAACTATGGAGACAGCAATAAATTTAATATTGCAAAAATTAGATAACAACGATCAGGGGAAGGTAGAACAGGAGAAACAACTTGAGCTACCTAATTTCAAATATCCCGCACTTTAAGTGTTGGGTACGTAAAGAGTTTACGCATAACCATATGAAATACCACGGTGAGTATTTACATGGGTTAGCAATAGCAGTCAACACAGTGCCAGACAGATGTCTAAGTTTTCAGGTGGTGTTCACTGGTATCGAAGAAGAAGACAACGTAGTCGGTGGTGCGATGTGGGCTAGAATGCCAATCACCAGTTTGATTGCGGATGAGGTGTTAGAAGAAATGCCAGAACGAATGGACACACACCTCGCACAGCCTTGGGACTGTTCCTCAAGAGGTCACTCAGTAGTAGTGATGGACAGAGTAAGTTCAAGTCCATGGATGTGTAAAATAGGAGGGGATTTTTACAAGGGTCGGTATTTGTTTACGGTTGATTATACAGACAGCCACATATCAGACGATCCTGCACAGCACAAACAGAGTCATGTACTCCAGTTGATAGACGCTGACAAATGGACAGGCAACATAGTTGCATTACCAAACAACAGGGTTCGTGTTACTAATCCTGCTCTGTGGGTAGCAGGCGAAGGGCCACCAGACTTTGCACCTAGCCAGTATGTACACTCTGCAGAGATACACGATACGTACACTGATCCTGACGTAACTTTTAATAACTTATATAACCAATCTGAAAGGAAGACTAATGGCAAACGGAAAAAGCCCAGACAAAAAAGATAGAACTGTATCTGACAGAGATATTGCAACAATGGCAAGAGCTATAAGTGCATCAAGAGGAACGCTGAGTCCAAACGCAGTAAGAAAAATGATAAATGATGCATTAAATAAAGGATTTGGCCAAAAAATGTCTGATAGAGACAAAAAAATTATGAGTAGTGCTAAAAAGAAAAATAGAGCAAGTCAATATGCACCTAAAAAAACAGGCGGTAAAGTAAAGAAAATGATGGGTGGTGGTAAAACATCCAAAAACATGGCAAAGATGGTTAGAGGTGGAAAAAAATCTAAGTATATGGCTAAAGGTGGTAAAACATCAAAGTACATGGCTAAAGGTGGTAAAACATCAAAGTACATGGCTAAAGGCGGAAAGACATCTAAATACATGTCTAAAATGGCTAGAGGTGGAAAAAAGACTAAGTACATGTCAAAAGGCGGCAGAAGATAGGTGGATAGCAAAACAATAAATGTAGATGGTGAAAACTTTGGTGGCGTAGAGATTATGCAAACCACAGGTACAACTCAAGGAGATTTACAAGCAGGTATAGAATTTATATACCACATGCGTGAACACCTTGTAGATGTAGGAGTTGCCACTTTATATTTATTTGTTTGTTACACTATCTATCTATGGCTAAAAAATAGGTTTAAGTAATGGCAAAGACACCAGCTTGGCAAAGAAAAGAAGGTAAGAATCCTAAAGGAGGCTTGAACAAGAAAGGGATTGCTTCCTACAGAAAGGCTAACCCCGGCTCTAAGTTGAGCATGGCTGTAACTACTAAACCATCGAAGTTGAAGAAGGGTTCTAAATCTGCCAAACGCAGAAAGAGTTTTTGTGCGAGGATGAAAGGCATGAAGAAGAAGTTGACGAGTAAGAAGACAGCTCGTAATCCTAATTCAAGAATTAATAAATCATTACGTAAATGGAATTGTTAAATGGCAACTACTTATCTAACATTAGTAAATAACGTACTTAACGAACTGAATGAATCAGAGTTGACATCTGCCACGTTTGCAAACAGCAGAGGTGTACAGACAGCCGTGAAGAAGTTCGTGTTGAAAGCTATGCATGAAGTGTACAGCACTCTACAAGAAGTGCCTGACTTGTACATATCTACAAAACAGGATACGCAAGTAGGACAGAGAGTGTATTCTCTACCGACTGCTAACTCTCCACAGACAGGTGATGCTGAATATAGAAAGATTGACTATGACACCTTTCGTTTAGTACCAAGAGAACTGACCACAAACGGTGAGTTCACTTCTGACATTAGCAGTTGGACAACCATAGCCGGTGCTGGCAGTGCGACTTACAGCTCTGCAGGTAATGGTAGATTAAGACTGAATGATTATGCAGCTCATCAGACGCTGTCTACTGTGAAGAATAGAGATTACAGAATACAGGTTAGAGTGTTAGATTCGAACAGCGTTGGTGCAGCATTGAAAGTACAGGTGGGTACAGCAGCTGAAGATACTACAAATTTAAACACTACATTGACTGTTACAGATTTTGGGGAGGGTGCTGTGTTGGACACTACGTTTACAGCAACTGGACAATCTACAGTGGTCACTGTAAACAACACTGTTACCACTACAAACTTAGACGTAGACTACATTAGAATATCTGAAGACTTACCTGTAAAAAGACTGAAGTATATTACTTACGATAACTGGGCTGACAGATTTTTAGAAACAGACCTACTAAACTCAAAAGAACATTTTGGTAGACCAGAGTTAGTTTATACTACACAGGATAAAAAGTTTGGTTTACACCCTGTACCTGACAAAGACACATACACTATAGAATATGAATATTGGAAAGTACATACTGACCTATCTGCACATGGAGATACCATGGATTTAAACGATAGGTTTAAAGATGTAATAATTACAAGAGCAAAGTACCATACTTACGTACTACGTTCTGATCCACAAGCTGCACAAATGGCTTTGGGAGAATATAAATTACAATTACAAATACTAAGAAGTGAATATATAAACACAAAAGCATACATGCGAGATACAAGGATACATATAAATGCCTGATACTTCAACCATATCACCATTCAACGCAAGCTGTGCCGGTGGTTTGGTATTGAACAAAGACGTGTACAGTATGTCTCCGGGTGAAGCACTACAGCTTACAAACTTTGAACCAGACATTACTGGTGGGTATCGTAGGATAAATGGTACGACTAAGTTCAACACGAACATAGTGCCACAAGTATCTGCGTCTACAGAAAGAATAATGTTCTGTGCAATATTTAATGACCTAGTGGTTGCTGGCCGTGGGGGTACAGTATACACAGGGACTACAAGTGGTAGCTGGACAAGTAGAGCTACAGGAAAGGGTACTTCATATACATATGATTTTGATAGATTTAATTTTGCTGGAACTGACAAGATTATCATTGCTACAGGTTCTACAAATGCTTTCACTTTAAACACTAGCTACGCAGAAGATATAATAAATGGCACAGGTGGAGGGACAGCACCGACAGCACCGAAGTTTGTAAAGTCTTTTGCCAACCACATGTTCTACGCAGGCATGAGCAACAGCAAGGCAGAAGTAATATTCAGTGCACCGTTTGCAGAAGATGACTTTGATGCGAGTGATGGTGCAGGTTCATTTAAGATAGGTACAGAAGTTACAGGTATGAAAGTTTTCCGTAATGAATTATTTATCTTTGGAGAGAACAAGATATATAAACTTACAGGAACAAGTTTAGCAAACTTTGCACTTGCCGAGGTGGCGAAGAGTGTTGGTACGATTGCACATCATTCCATACAGGAACTGGGAGGAGATATTATATTCTTATCAGCTGACGGGCTTAGAACAATTGCTGGTACAGAAAGAATTGGTGACGTTGAATTGGGTACTGTATCTAAACAGGTACAGGAAAGAATAAATGAGATTGGTTATGACAACGTCACAGCAACTGTTATTAGAAACAAAACACAGTATAGATTATTCTATCCAGTAACAGGAGGATTAGAAACAAGTCAAAAAGGTTTAATTGCTGTAATTAAAATAAACCCAAACTCAAAACAGATGGGTTATGAGTATGCAGACTTGAAAGGATTAAAAGTTGCTGATTGTGATTCAGATTTAATTAGCAATGTAGAAACTACCATACATGGTGGGTATGATGGTTATATCTATAAACAAGATTCAGGTAATGTATTTACCAGAGCAGGTAGCACAAGCATTATAGATGCTACATACAGATCACCAGACATAGTAATGGGTGATGCAGGTATTAGAAAAAGCATGCAGAGAGTAAACTTAAACTGGAAACCTGAAGGTGAAGTAAGTGCCAGTTTATTTGTACGTTACAACTACGATGACGTAAACACACCACAGCCCAATGTAATTACACTGGCTACATCAGGAAGTGGTGCTCTGTACGGAACAGCGTTGTTTGGCACAGCTGCATTCGGACAGGGTGATTTGCCTATTACAAGACAGAGTGTCGAGGGCTCTGGTTTTTCAGTGGCAATTAAAATAACAGATACAAGTACAAACATACCTTTTGGAATAAAAGGTTTTCAATTAGAATTTACACCGGGAGGGAGAAGGTAAATGGCAGTATATACAAGACAAAGTTCATCTGGAATTGTTGATGGTGGTGTTATTGAAGCTTCAGATTTAAATGCAGAATTTGATCAGTTAGCTTCAGCATTCCTACAACCCACGTTTGGCACAGGAGCATCAGGCACAGACATAGCTCTGACATTCGATGGAGAAACCAACGATGGTATTATAACATGGATGGAAGATGAGGACTACTTTAAGATATCAGATGATTTATTAATAGAGACAACTGAGAAGATACAATTTAGAGATACTGCAATTTATATAAACTCAAGCACTGACGGACAGCTTGACT